CAGAGCTGGTCAACGTCCCGAAAGTAAGCTGCACGAAGTTGGACGTGACTGCATGGTCAGACCAAATCGCGGCAACAGGGGACGGAGACCACGGAATCCAAATATACCTATTGGAAGCCGTCGCAGTCTGAAATGTGAAGCGAACCGTAGAGTTCAGGCAAGTGTAATTACCGAACGAAGTGCGTAGAGGGGGAGGAATCTTCATGGTGGATGCGGACCAAAAGGCGAAGAGAGCCTCGTCCGACATTGCCTCCACAACCTTCTTCCCCATCAACGCGGTGGCTGCGCGGCGTTTGGCGCCCTTGGGAGCTTTCCCTGGGCCCCTGCCCATTGCCGCACGGCCCTTCTTCTGCGCGGGAGCTTGCTTCGCCGAAGACATAACTGAGTCCACAAGCGCGTAATGATGAGCAACAAAAACACAATGTCTTCCCTAGCGTTAACTGCAGCGTGACAACCAGAAGCCCAGGGCGTGGCCGTACCCCGGGTCCAAGAGAGAGACGCCTCACGAAAGTTCTTGAGCAAAATCGTCGTGAGTCATTTACACAGCCGGAGATAAGATGGTGAGGGTTTCCCAAGCACGGAGGACGACATCGCCTCAACACAACGTGCCAACACCATCCTGAGAGCAACAGAAGCACTCCACTATCTCCATGTTTAGGGGTTACAGGCATCCCCCCCTTCCCTAGCCCAGTGTCGGCCAGCCATCCGCTAATGGCACCTCCCGGTTGTATCGGAGGCAGGGTTATGCGGCGTACATCCGTAGTCATTTCTGGGAACCACACCCCGGTTGCAGGCTAAACAAAGGCCAACCCTGCAAACGACGCGCCGTGTTAATTCACGTGTTACCTAAGGGCAAGAAGTTTTACCTACTCCATGCCGGCTCCCAACCGCGCGTGCCTGATCCACCCACCCTGGACCATCGCGGTAGCTTTCGCTGAGTGTGGGGCGCTACCCCCAAGGTCAGCTCGTCAGAAGCTCCTCTCACCCTCCCGGTCTCGCAACGGGCGGACACCCCCCAAATAGGTCCTAGGGGTGCGGTAAACCATGAGCACACTTACAGCGGGTTGTCCACATGGGCCCGGATCCATGTGGCGTCTCCTACGTCTCTCAATTGGGTGAAAATTACATTAACTAACAACGGAAAAATGGTGGCGGGACCCGCTGGCAAATGCTATCTTACGACACTTGCCAGGGTTACCAGGCTACATAGCCCCACAGACCCACCTAAATGACCATCCGCATCCTCGCCCACGCGGCCAGGAAGCTGTCATCGCTCGAG